ATATCTGAGTTGATTTTGTTAATTTCTATTCTGTTGTTGGCAGTCTCCATGCTTAACTGAAGTATTTCCCGCTGACCAATAAGATCGCGATTTTCTAAAATGTAATCTTTCATTTTCTTAAAAGTCTTCCCAAGTGCACGGCTTTGTTTAATTGCAAGCTCGCCGCGTAAAACTGTCATAAGCATATATACTCCCTGCTCTGTAAACACATAAGGTTTGTATTTTATATTTAAACCTCTTCCCATATTCAAGGTGAAATTTTTGCACCTTGAAAGATTTTCCACTTCTTCATCATCCAATTCAAACATAAAATCATCGCCTTCAAATTTGGCAATGTTATTCTTAACCTACCTTTTAAAATTTTTGGTCTCATACCCATAAATTTCTGCCAAGTCTGAATCAAGTATAACTTTTTTCCCTCTGAATTCATAAAGCCGATCCTTCATGTATTCTTCTGTTATTTCAAACAGTCCCAACAAAGCCTATCATCTCATACAGGCTTTCAAGCTAAAAGGATTGAATGTGGATAAGCTGCGAGCCGAGTATCAGTCATTGGAAACGCAGAAAAAAGAACTGACCGCAACCTACAAGAACTGCGAAATAGAGGTGCGAAATTTGAAACGGAAACAGGAAAATCTGAATCAATATCTCGGACGGACACAAACCGATCCGGTGCAGGAACAACAGACAAAAAACAAAAATCACAGCTTATAAAACAATAGGGGGAGAATCCGGAAAATCGGCTCTGCCCATTTGTAACTATTCACAAATCTTATATCAGTTTTTAACGTTTACACAAAACTTGAAACGGTCTCAAAGTTAAAAGCGAAATCCCTGCCATTACAAAATGATAATTGGCTTTTTAGAAATAGTTGTTCTCAGATTTTCTACAGAATTGAAAAAAGCCCAAACCACAAGGGGTTGAGCTTCATTTGTGCATTCGTTTTTTCTGCTTTTGGGTATAAAATCTCTGCTGTTAAATATAGAATATTTGTTTGTTTTTGTCAAGTGTTACTTGCAATTCTTCCCACATACTCTCAACCAATCCACACAGAAACTGCCGATTATCCACATCATCAACCAGAATCATTTTTTCGCACCATCATACGGCGATTCCATCTCAGCATCCAGCATCATTTTCACTGCCACCGGAACCGGCTTTACCAAAAGTCTGTCATCATATATTCCACCAAAAACCTTTCCACGGTAATAAAGAATGATTTCTCCCATCATTACCCGACTGCTGATTTCATCCAGTCCTCTTTCTCTGTGCAAAACATTTTCTTTAGTATTACCATCTTTTCCCCTATCAGCACAATATTTCTACACTATACTAACTACAGTACCACATTAAACTATGATTCATGTTTCTCTTCCGGGATAATCTCATCAAAATCTGCATCTTCAATATCAATAATATTATCCTCTTTGCTGGCTTCGCTAAAATCCCCCATAAAGAACCACTTGTATGCCCGGTCTGCAATAACCTTAGTCTCAACCAAATCTAATCCACCACCAATTACGGCACCAACGCCCGGTAACATTTTTCCAAGATTGACAATGCCTTTTGTTCCAAACTTCGTTATGAACCGGAAACCAACTTTCTGATTTATCTTGGTAAGTACTTTGCCCGGAATTTTCTTAATCAGTCCATTTGCAAACTTAACACCAAACTTTATTCCCGCCTGTTTGATTAACTCATTGACCGCTACTCCAGCAAGACAGGCATATACAAATGTTTGCGTCTGATCACTATTTAACTCGTATCCTGCCATATATGCAACGCAAGCTATCATACGCATCTGCACATACATTACGCTTCCCACATTTGCTGGAAGTGTAACAGGCATAGTAATGATACCACCAAAGCCAGTAATAAATCCAGATGTTGTACATTTTGCAATCTGGTTCTTTAACATTGCCTTACAAGATTCTTCCTTAGTCTGATACTTTTTTAGATAATCTTCTGCCATGTCCTCTACGCTCTGGCTAACCTTTGGTACTCCATTTAAGCACTTATCATAACAGGAATCCAAAAGCTTCATCACATCTTCTTGGGATATGGTTTTCTTTTCCTTAGTCTTTTCTTTATCACTCATTTATTTACCCTTTCAGATTTATTTTCATTTCATAAAAGGTTATGTATTTTTCGCGAAATATTATAACTCAATAAGGGCTTCAATAATCTCGTTAATAAAACTATCCTGCTTTGTGGCGGTTAAATTCGTTGATACACGCACCACCATAGTTCCAATTACCGTATGCTTACCAGAATCAAAAATACCACCATCAAATGATGCCAAATATGAATTTCTTGCCTCTGCTGCCTCAACAGTTTTATAGACCTCAATACTTCCTCCGGCATCAGTTCCAGCATCAATCAGTTTATCACCTGCAATAGTTTCTGTGCCAAGCAAAGGAGATGAAAAGTATATCTGTGCAGTGTATCCTCCATCTTTTCCCAGTTTACCGTTTGGATCATTCTCCTCGGTTGCACAAACGACATTCGCTATATTCTCTACATTATTGATTTTTGCAAGTACAAAATCCTGTGTTGGATTAGTAATCTGTTTTTGTATTGTATAACTATTTTCGAGAAGTTCTTCCTCATCTTTGATTTCTGCAATGATTTTTGAATAATCTGGTACTGATAAGCCAGCACTTTCCTCTCCAACTTCACTTGTAGCCGATACAATTTCTGACCTTTCCACATTCAGGCTTTCATTTGCTTCAGAAATCTTACTTGCTAGTGACTTATTTAAACTCTCGTCTAATTCAAGAGCAGTCTTCTTCTCATAAATATTTGGTGTTTCACATATGCTATTTCTTGAATTTTTGAGTGTATTGTTTAAGGTTGTCATTGTCTCTGATTCATAAGGCGTATCTCCACAATCAATCAATGCTTGCGCCTCTTCAATTACACCTGTTAATTCTTTATTAGCTGCAATAATCTTGTTAGCTTTTTCATTATAATTCAGTACTGTACTATTATAGTTTTCGATTTCCTGATTATAAGCATCAAATGTCACTAAGTACTCTGCATATGCTTTGTCTTGCGGTATTTTAATTCCAAAATACCAAGTCAAAGCTACCGCAGCAATCAAAACAAATGCTGTCACACTCATAATGAAGATTCTCTTCTTTTTCTGTTCTGGAGTTATAGGCTCTTTTATCTTTATTGGTTTTACTTTTTCTTCTTTTTTATTCTCTTTTGTGGCTGACAATATCTCTGTCATAGGACAACCACAGTGAGGACATGCCGTTGCCTTATCGCTAATCTCTTTTCCACATTCAGTACACTTGATCATTGACATATTCTATCTTCTCCTCTGTTGATTATTTTGTTCCGTTCTCTTTTCTCACGTCTTTTGTCTCTTCTGTTTCAGACGATACAAAATATACTGCGTTTCTACAATCGTATCTTGAATCAATCTGATCATCATAAAGCACTTCAAGCGTAATACTCTCGGCGCTCTCCGTCGGAACATACTGGAAAATAATAATGTCCTCTTCTGATTCTTTGGATTTCTTTGCAAAAATTGTCCTTGTAAACTCTGTCACATTTGCATCTCCTGTATCTATTTGCTCTGCAATTCCATCAGTTAAATTAACTTGACAATTTTCAGTTCCAGTAAATCTGTAAGTTACTGCTATCTCATTCTCAACACCCTTATTTTTGTCTGTTATTGCTGTACTTGCTATTCTCACATAACAAGCATCATCTATAGGGAACTCTTTTCTTTGATTTCCATAAGACCAGTCACTATCATTTCCTGCGGAATATGCTATAGTAGTTTCAGTAGTATAGGAAGCATCAAAGAAACCCTTCTTTTCCTCTTCTGTTTCTTGCATCTGCTCACTCTCTGAATTGGATTTGTTTTCTTCTCCTGTACTTCCACAAGCAGTAAAAGAAAAAATAGATAATATCACACCCACAGCAAACAACATTTTAAATCTTTTGTTTTTCATAACTTATCCTCCAGTTTATTTATAAATTTGAAAATACTTTTTCTATACTGCCTTCTCCTATATCATACCATACATCCAATACATCAGGTCGATATGATTTTCCAGAGTATTTCAGTTCAATAGTACCACTAACATTTTTACCCAATTTTATACTTTCTGCCCAGATATCCTCCATTGCTTTGTATTCTCCCCTGTTCAAATCAGAATCCATAGATACAATGTTTGCAAGAGAATTGTTTCCATTAAAACGATCTGCTATGATATGTCCCCTATCATCATTAACCTTTTCATATCCTCTTCCGATTTCTGAAAGGGTATTCTGAATTACTTTTCTCGGTCTATCCGCATCTTTTAATGTTAATTCATCAAAAGTAACTTTTACTATTCTTCCATAGTCATCTGTTTGGTAAACTACTGTACCTAACTTATATGTAATATTAGGGACTAACTCATCATTGATACGATATACAATTCCTGCAGCATCTGTCCTACATATTTTTGCAGTATCACTTGTACCTAACCTAAATATTGAATTGGGTGGTAATGTACCTTTTGCAATTTGAGCCATCTGCTCTGCTGTTGCATTAACAACTTGTTTACCTGCAACATCGAATAACTCAATTTTTGTACTTGTTGCTGTTTCTTTTAATACATATATCCCTTCTTTCCCAATATACGCTTTTCCAAGTTCATTTCCAGCTTCGTCAAGTACCGTTCCATCCAGCGCAATCTTGCCTGCTTTACCACTCGACATTGCCAAGCTCTTTGGTAACTTGAAATTTTTTTGCATTACGGATAATACAGAAGTAACCGCTCCCCACATATATCCATCTGCAAATCCTTCTATTGCATATTTCTTAATTGCTGCTTCTGCATTATTCCCGGCTTTATCTGCTTCAAGAGCCACTCTAATAGCAGCTTCCATTGAACCACCAATAAGCGCATCACGAGTTACCTTTATCGGCGAAGCAAACAAGAAATATGTTGAATGTAAATAATGCTGTACAATGCCAGTTGCTATAATTATTGTTGTTCCAACCGCAAACTTACCAATCACAGCAGCCCAGTCAATTTCATATTCAGAAAAATCATCAGGAAGTTGTGCTATTATTTCTTCTTCCACATCTTCACTAATAGTAACCTCTATTATATATGCTTCACTAATAATATTTTCATCCATGGTATACTCATATATTCCATCCTCACATATTAAATTCTCTGTAATATATGTTTCATCTAAGTACTTTTCATCAATGGTACTTTCTGCAATAGTTTGTTCCTTAATTACGCTTTCCTCTACATACACATTACTACTCGAACGTTTATCGGTATCGCTACCACATCCTACCAACGACTGTATGCATATAGTAAAAACCAATAATGCGGAGCATAGTCTATTCATTTTATATCTCATGTTTTTTCCTATTCTATAATTAGTGTGACTGTTTCTTCTCCATCAATAATCACATTTCTGTTATATACATGCTTATTTATTATTGTAAGTAAATTGATAATATCTTTCGCATCACTACTTGCAAATTCTAAATAACACGTGTCTTTACCCGCATCGTTTTCACTCTTATAAAAATCAGAAATATACACCCCAAACTTGTCTAATAAATCTTCCAATGGATATTGAGATATAGATGATGCATCCTTTCCTTCTCCAAGTTCTGGTTCTTGTATAAATGAAAGCGTTACAAAAAACAGATTGTCCTTCCTATATATTCCATTCTCATATTTTTCATAATTACTATCTTGATATTTATTAGCTTCTAAACATTTTATTTCCTTCATATTCTTTTCCTCGTATTATAAGAATAATATACGTGATGTCCGATAAAACGTACTTTTGTATCAAACTTCGCTTTGGAATAAAGTATGAAATAAAAATACGCAACAAAACGGCTATTTTAATTTTACTACTGCAATTTCCTTTCCACAACAATTTTTCAGTTATTATGTTAAATTTACAAATTTTCTGTCATAAACAGTTCATTCTCTTATTTGCATCAAAAAAACAGCATATTTGTATCCAACTTTCTTTACAAATACGCTGCTTTTACTGATACTAATTTTATTATTAAAATGTGTGATATAATTTCCTTAGACCAATGGAGTATGTTCTCTTACGCTTTCCACCATATCATCAAGTATCTGTCTGCCACGAATCATCTTATGATTCACTTGGAATCATCTGAAAATATTTCAGTGCCCAAACAATAGCCTCTTCCTTCTCCTTTGGACACTTAGGCTGTCTGGCTTCCTCTGACTTAGGTAAATTATAATTCTCTCGCTCAATGATTCCATGCTTAGCCTTCACCTGCGCAATGTATAGATTACTTACTTTCATCCCATCATTATGCTCTGCTACATACTTCTTTATCTCCTCATAAGTAGCCTTGCTCTCAGCCGCCGTTAAATCCATCTCGTCCATGTCAAGTCTCACATTCACATGATGCTTCGCTTCGTGGAGTTTGGACAATAAACATACTGTCTCAAGTGTTGATAACTTTTCCAAGGAAACCATATGTTCATCCGATTTCTCTTTGTCCAAAGAAATTCCCTTGATCTGTGCTACTTCCTTGCCTTCTTTAATAATCGGTACTGGAAACTGAAACTTAATATTCTGAATCCAATTTCCATCTTCCCGTCTTTCCGGGAATATATCAATGCGTTCAATAAATGCCTGCATGAACTGTTTCTTTTCAGCATCCGTACATTCCGAATACACTTCATTAAAAGCACCTAAAAATCTGTATATGCTATCTGCATCAATCTGATTTTTCTTAAGCTCATAAATCTGAGACTTCAGTTCTGCCATTGTTTCTTCCACTTCATCTATTCTATCATATTGAGCATCCAATCGTCTCTGTAAATCTGATATTTTTTTATCGTAATGCGTATCCGTAACATCCAGATTATCCATCTGCTGTTCAAGGCGGGTTTTTATTGTCTCTGCCTGATGAAGACTCGCATTTAGCACGGATAACTGCTTTTCCAGATCCGTTGTATCAACAGTCGCTCCAATTTTATCCTGAATAGCATCCTTAAATTTTCCTTCTTTTGTCATTGCTGTAATCAGCTTTGCAAGCATATCATCAATCTGTGACTGCTCGATATTGCGTCGGAAAGTACACTTGTGCCCGGTAGCATTCACGGTATTCTTGCAATAATAGTAATATCTGGTCTTGTTATCTTTTCTCCCTGCTTTGGCAATATTTCCATACATTCCTTTTCCACAGCAAGGACATTTTAATATTCCAGACAAAATATGTGCATGTTCCGGATCATGAATTTTTTCACGCATATAATTATTTTTTGAACGTTTTTCCTGTGCAAGATCCCAGTCTTCCTCGGAAATAATTGCTTCATGAATTCCTTCATAAACAGGGAAATCTGATTGCTCCACTACATGAGTTTCATTACGGGTTCCTGTTTTCTTCTCTGTACGCCTGCGTCCATATGCTATCTTCCCCATATATACCGGGTTATCAATTATCTTCTTGATAAAACTGGCCGAGAAGCCCGGTATTGTTCCATTCTGACGCAGCTTCTTCGTATATCCATGATTGTTCAGATAATTTGCCACGCCATTGATTCCATCATTGGTATGAATATACCTGTCAAAAATTATTTGAATAATTTCCACTTCATCCTCTGCGATAACAAGTTCACCATTTTCCAGCTTATATCCATACGGAGCAAATCCGCCATTCCATTTACCTTCTCTTGCCTTCTGCTCACGCCCAGCCATTGTCTGCACTCTGATATTTTCCCGCTCCATCTCTGCTACTGCAGCAATGATAGATATAAGCAGTTTACCGGCTTCTTTTGAACTGTCAATTCCATCTTCTACACAAATAAGATTCACTCCATAATCCTGCATAAGCTGTAAAGAGCTGAGTACATCTGCCGCATTTCTGCCAAATCGGGATAATTTAAATACAAGGACGAAATCAACTCCGTCCTTGCCATCTTCAATATCGTTCAGCATCCGCATAAATTCCTGACGACCTTTTATATTCTTACCGGAATGCCCTTCATCGGAATATTCACCTACAATCTCCATATCCTGAAATTCTGCATATTTCCTAAGCTTGTCCTTCTGTGCAACCAAGCTGTAGCCATCAACCTGAATTGCTGTTGAAACACGAGTATATATGTAACATTTCGTTTTCTTTTTCAATACATTCACTCCCCTCTACTGTGGTAAAATCAAAGTTGGATTTTTCAACAGCGTTGCAATCACCGGAGTATATTTAGATACTCCATAGTCTTCAACAATACTGGTTATTCTAGCCCCTGCATCCTTTGACGAAGCACCACATAAGAAAACCCTTTCATCAGCAGTTCCATAATCCAACACGATAAAACGATCATGGAATATACCGCCTGTCTTTTTCATTGACAAATTTACTGTTGGGTACTCCTTGCAGAAATCTATAAATTCTATGTTGTGAAGTTTATTATTTCCAACATTATCACTGAATAAAATAATACCTACTCCGGCCGGAGAATTCTTAAGGTGTACCAGCGTTCTTAGTCCAATATAATTATCAACAACATATATTGACGACTTTGCCTGCTTATAAATGGACTCATATACCTCATCTGCACTACTAAATTTTGCATTAAACATGAGCCACTTGTCATCATCGTCTGAAACAAAGCTGTTCATCATATCTGCCAACTCAGATTTTGTCACAACATCCTTCAAGCCTTCTGCAACATCTGAAATCTGCTTTTCAAGAGATATCATATCTGAGTTGATTTTGTTAATTTCTATTCTGTTGTTAGCAGTTTCCATGCTTAACTGAAGTATTTCCCTCTGACCAATAAGATCTCGATTATCTAAAATGTAATCTTTCATTCTTTTGAAGGTTCTCACCAATGCAATGCTTTGTCTTACTGCAAGTTCTCCTTTTAGAACAGTCATTAACATGTATACACCTTGTTCCGTAAAAACGTATGGATTGCTGCGGGATTTGCTGCTTATATTTGCGGTCACAAATTGTGACCGCAAATATTCTACTTCATTATCAGATAATTGAAACATCATATCATTCTGAAATCTTTCTATATTTCTTTTTACCTGCTGATTAAAAGCCTTAAGTTCATATCCATATACTTCAGCCAAATCTGCATCTAATAATACTTTACATCCCCGAAATTCATATAATTTTTGTTTCATAAATTCTTCATTGATCTCAATTACTGCAATTTCATCTTTCTTTTTATCTTCTGCCATAGAATTCCTCCATCCATTTTGCGGTAAAAAAAATCGTCCGCAATTCTCATATGAACATATTTCTGACATCAGCAATATGTCCGATTTGTTATTATCTTTCTATTATTTCAGTTAATCATTTTCTTTTCCATATTAGACTTTTTCCTCCCACATTGAACCATTTTACTGACATCAGCAAAATAGTCTATTCCTCTTTTTTCTTCATTTTGTCATAATACGCTTTATACCTATAGATTGTCCTCTCACTGACATTGTTTCGCTTCGCAATTTCTACCATTGTCATGCCGCTCTCATACCCAACAACAAAATCATTGTAAATTGCCATCCATTTGGCATTATGTTTCTGCCGTCCGCTTAATTTACGATTTCTGTAATACTCCAATTCCTCTCGAAGGTCAGCATTCTCTTTTTCCAACTCCTCAATTCTTTTTAATGCCTCTTCAAGTGTTACCGTTTTCTCCATTATCCAGTCCTCCGTTCATGTCATTTTCGTTTTGTCTATATTATAAATATCTATGTCACTTTAGTCAATCCGATTGTGTCATGTTGCGTCATTTTTTACAATAGCTTTCATACAATCGAAATACCGCTGATATCTTTTACAGGCTAAACTTCTCCAAAAGCAGTCAGCCTGTATGTTTTTTATCCAATCACGTAAAATCCATTTTCTTTTTATTGCCGGTCCATATTTTAAGATCAGTGCTGTCACAACATCCACACATCTCTCAAATGCTGCATTCTCTTTTGCATCATCATAATATTTCTTTCTCATTTGTCCGCCCCTTTCTGTGCTTAAATTGCTTTGGCAGCCAATTAGAGTTATCTGCTTTCAACAAATCACACACATATATCTTGTTCGGCTTTCCCAATCCCTGATGGCTTCGATAAATCAGATTATGTGCCTCCAGTTCCTTCAGCATCTTGTTAATCTTCTTATTTCCCAGATGCAACAGCTTCATCATTTCCTTGATTGTAAAAATGATAAATGTAGCTCCATATTCATTTCGCCACGCATCACCATTACACTCTGATAAGCAGCGCCGATCCAACAAAATCATATAAAGCGCCTTTGCCTCATTCGTCATACTTCTAAATTGCTCCTCTTTAAATAATCGTTTCGGTAATCTGTAAAACTTATCGTCATATTTTATATTTTCCATTTTTCCTGATTCTCCATATACTTTAAAGTTCTTTCGTCATTAACAGCCTTTTGTACCCCATTCTTGCATAGAATTCAACTCTCGTTACATAAATATCGCTAATTGGCAAGCAGTGCATTTGTACGTACAAAATGCATTTTAGCTTGTTGGGGCAATGCCCAATCCCCTAAAACCATGAAAATAAATTTTCACGGAGCTACGCCTATCGGCTTTGTCATGCTGATGTATTTCCAACATTTCATAAATTCTTCACTCCTTCCCTTCCTGATTTATGAAATTATTTTCTCAGATTTTCTATGCCGATTCGGTATATCCAAGATGCTGGAAAAATTTTGTTTTTATCAGTTTTTCCAACATTCGGGACAAGACAGGAAAAGAATTTTTCTTTATCTCATGGCAATATCATGGTAACCTATCTGTATCTTTAAAAACGAGGAAGATACTATGCATACTAAACTTACCATACCAGAAAGACTGAAAGATTTAAGAGTCTCAGAAAAAAGAATGTCGTTGCAGGAGTTATCCGATGCTACCGGTATCCCCAGCTCCACGCTTGGCAATTATGAAAAATATGAAAATATATATATGTCACTCAGCAATCTTATAACGCTTGCTAATTTTTACAACGTAAGCACCGATTACCTTCTTTGCCGGACAGAATTACGGCAACATAAAAATCAGTCAGTATCTGATCTGCACCTGAATGACGATTCCATACAAATACTGACTGATAAAAAATATAATCCTCGATTATTATCTGAATTACTCACACATGAAAATTTCAAAAAATTCATGACTGACCTGGAAATCTATATTGATGGATTTAACGATAAGGGAATTCAGATAGCGAATGCTTTTCTTGATGTGATGAGATGTAAATTAACAGAGCTTGGTGCCGATTCTACTGATGCATTTGCAAGCGTATTTGATAATTCACACATTGAAGCAGAACAATATTACATGAATATTCTGTCATCAGACTTGAAACCGATTGTCTCTGACCTGAGAAATGCTCATACGAAAGACAGCAATACTGCCAGCGGCATTGACTATCAAAGTATGGTCAAAAATATCATTGATGACTTTGCATCTCAAATACTTACTACCGCAGATGACGATACAGAGTCATCAAATGATGCTTATATAAATGGTCTTTTGCTTCTTTTTTGCAAAAATCTGGAGATGAAAGTCACTCAACTTTCTACAGAAGAAAAGCAGACGTTAAGAGAAATATTTTCCCGTTCCAAGCCCGCAAAAGAACATCGGAAGTTGAGGCGGAGAAATCCGAAATTGTAAACTAACTCCAAAAAGCAAGGCAGCTTATCCCACTTAGAGTAATCTGCCTTGTTTTCTATGCTCCTTAAATATATGCACATCTTATTTGCCATTATCTTAATGGACAATCTGATTTTTTCACTTTGTTTGCAAGTTTCAACAACCCATTATTTTTACAATAAATCTGTAAATCTCTTATGGTTTGTTTTGATGTAGGTCCAATAACAATAGAGTCGAATAAATCTTCAAAGTCTATTCCTTCTTTTTCACACAATTCTGCTAAATTCAAAATATATACCTGCCTAATAGTATTAAGTACTTTACATTGAAGATGCTTATCATTTTCATTAACAAAAAGTGGAGAAATTCTAATTTCTTGCTCCGACGAAAAACTTTCATGCTTATGAAACATTGCACATAGCAACAAATCATCAATCAAACCGTTTAAATTTGAAAAATCGTCCATTTTATCATATTGAATATAGTCTCGTAACAGTTCTTTCATTTTATGTTGCTTGGCACAATAACCATAATATTCTTCATTCATAATGATCTGATTGTAAAAAATAAGCTTAAATAACGTTTCTGTATTAAATACAATCGCTACTCCTTGTCCACCACATGCATACCTATCCCATTGTGCTGCATCATTACGTGCTTTGGATACGCAAAATATATATGGATATTCTTTTTGCAATCTATCTTTGATTTGCCCAAAAACATCATTGGCTTTTTCCTTATTAGCTGAATCAATGCATGCATATACCTCTTTTTCCAGATCGTTTATAAACCCTATTAATTCTTCTCGATCATTCATATGTTCTGCACTGCCAAACCAAATCTCTTTCTTGCCAATAATCCCACATAGTGCATTTATATCTGTATAATGCCATAGTGTTTTTCCATACTTTTTTACTGCCCTTTTCACTCGTTCTTCCCTATAATCATCTCTTCCCATAGAATTGTTTGCCTTGTAATTTGCTACTTTTGTATCAAACAATGAATCGAATTGTTCATCCTCATATCGATTTTGTAAATTCATTTCATCATGGTCAGACTCATCAAGCATGATAGGCAATTCAAGCGACAAGTCCTTACCAATCTCCAACTTCTGAGTAATGATGCACTTGTTCTCATCATCCCAGCGTTCATAGCAGTAATTCTTACCGTCCGCGGTAAAATAATAGCCTCGGTTCGGATTGAATCCACTTTTACGTTTCTTTGTTTCACTCTTCATTGCAGTGTCCTTTCCGTCCGAATGAAGGATGGTGGGATACAAAAAGAGCCTGTGGCCGAAGATGAACCACAGGCTCTGGTTTGCGAAATAGGCGCACGAAAGCAACGGTGGGTGCATCTTCGCTTCAACCACAGCTGTTATTGCTGTGATTGGAACTCTTATGCATCCCATCGTCCTTATAGCGCTATTCGGACTAAATGAGATTTGTTTTATTGATTACATTTGAAAGTTACCATATTTGTTTTTTTTGCCCGTTGTAGAAAGTTCTACGGAAAAATGATGTAAAAAGGCTCTGCGGAATCTAATTACTCCGCAAAGCCCTATAAATTGGCATTAGACTGTTGAAGAAAGTTCTACAAAAAAATTTAAGCAAAAAAATAGACCGGATTTCTCCAGTCTACTTTTTTGCTTATCTATTATCATTATTTGATGGGTGGTTGATGTATCAAATGTTCATAATGAATCGCCACCAATTCCGCATAAGTATCAGAATAATCCGCAGCCCAATACAGATGCAGTATTTGGTCATATATGGTATTCTCTTCACCCTTAGCTCCCGGAAGTGTCAAGTCCAATGGTTTCTCCGCTAACTGCAACAATCTATTGCTTAACCTGAACGGAATATGAATTCCCAAGCAACAGGAAACGACATTCTCTTTTGTGAGATTCTTTCCTTTCTTCATATTGCTGACAGTCGTATTATCAAGTCCGGTTACCGACTTAAGCGTTCGAAACGATACATTACAAATCTTCTTATCCATCAACGCCGCAAGTGCTTCTCCGAATTCCATGCCATTAATCGCAGCAAGCATCTCTCGCGCAATCTCGTTCACAAGACCAAGGCTCAATTTCTCATCATCCGACAATGCCGAAAGCTCATCATAATAATTGAAGGTCTTGCTTGCCATAGAGCTCGGAAGGGTAATGTAGTGGAGCTCACCCGTCTCTTTATCCATTACAAACTGCAGGAAGCATTCTTCCTCATGTGCTTTGGCATATTCCGTAAAAAACAGTTTTCCCTTATCATCTCGTTCCAGATATTTCTTATTATAAACACAGAGCTTATTATCCACATATGCGAAACAATCGGTATCTACCATGCAGGCAAGAGCCTTACTCTCTGAATACCATTCTTTGAGCTTTGCTTTTTTGACGGATGTTGTGATAGTTTTCCCTTCCATCACTTCATCTGTCAGCACAACTCCCACCGGTTTCGAATTACTGTCGGTGTCCATAGATACCGTTTCGACTTTCGTCTTATGCTTCCTGTCAAATTCATTCTCAGGATATGGATCCTGCCCGCCCGAAAGAAGAAAAAACCGCAAATAAGCATCCACTAACATTGCAAGCCTTGACTGGCGGAAATTCTGATGCTCCACAACAGTAAAAAATTCTGTTGCCTTACTATTATCCACGCTCTCCTTCAGTTCATCAAATTTACCATGTGCCTCTATGGTTTCCTTCGTGACTTTCTTTGCCAGCATTTCGCGCAAGAGCCTCTCATAGCATCCCAGTCTGCGAACCACCCGCTTGATCCTTGCGTTTTCAGCCCCCTTCATCAGGTCAGATATATACTCGCGGAAAGACTTACCCGGAATGATTCTTGCATTACCGGCTTGCACATCATGAAGGAAAACCTTTGCATACTTTTGTTCCTCTACTGACAACATGGAAAACGACTTATGCAAATCAGTCAACGTCTTGTCCAGCGTTTCTTGATCATACTCGCCCTGAATCAGGTTGAGGAACTTTTCAAAACGAGTATTCATATACTCGGCATCAATCTTTGTCGTGTCATACTCCGTGATATGAATTTTTACATCGTACGGAACATCCCCGCCGTGACCGCCTCCACCACCTCCTGCCATCTCCTTATATCTTGCTATCAAGATCAGATACGTCATTTCATCGAATAGCATCTCGATATCCGTTCCATCTTCAGCAGAATACACTCGCTGTTTCCAGTTGAAGCCCTGTATCTTAGCTGCCTGAAGATAGGTATCGAATTGATTAAATGCCTTGGCAAACTTCCGTTTCTCAGACGGTTCCTCTGGTAGCTTCTCAAAGTTGTTAATGGCACTAGCATCAAATATTTCCTTAATCTCTTCAAATGTCCTATTAAGATTACGCAGATTCCTTGGCAACTTGTCCACGAATAACCCCATAGGGATATTGCCGGAATAGGCCTCTACTGCCGCTTCGATGTTTTTCTCCATCGTATTCGGCCTTCGATAGTATTTTATGATACCAAAAGGCTTCTCTGATTCGTTGAACAGTCGATTGGTTCTCGAAAATGCCTGGATTAAGTTTTCATACTCCATCACCTTATCCAGATAAATAGTATTTATCCACTTTGAGTCAAAACCGGTCAACATCTGATTTACAACGATTAAAATATCTATTTGCTGATTCGGCTCCAATCTTTCATACGGTTTCTTATGTGCAAGTCTCAGGCTCACATCCTTCCTGAACTTGTCATACGTCGGTATTGTAAATGTCTGGCCCAATCGATCCCGATAATCTTCAAACATATCCACGATACCGTCTTCCTTATCCAAAGATCCGGTACCGCTTTCGTTATCGATAGTAGGATCAAACATTGCCGTTATCATAAGCTCAGGCATTTCTTTTTTCATAAGCCGCCAATATCGTACCGCTTCTGGAATACTGGATGTCGCAAATATCGCATGGAACTTTCCACCACGACTGTATATAAGCCATTTCTTCTTAATATCCGAAATAACCCCCATGACGTACTCATCCGTCTGATACTGCTCATTCGGGATGAAATCCTCTATGCCTTTTACCCACTTATCACCAACCTTCTTCCCATACATTTTCACCTGGGAGGAGTCCATCCATTTGTAGAAGATCTTCTTTTTCTTTTTATCCTTCATAACGTCTTCTACTGTATCGGCCTTAGCTTTTTCCAAGGCCACCTTCTGGCGGAGCTCATCATCGTCATATATCTTGACCATATAAGGATCAAAGCCAAGGACATTGTTATCTCGGATGCCATCCGCAAGTGTATATCTATGGATTTCGCTGCCGAATATGGTTGTGGTCGTGCTGTCTTTTTTGATATTGACGTCCTGAATCGGCGTACCAGTGAATCCAAAAATAATAGAATGTTTGAAGGTATCCTTTATCGTCGTTAACATGTCACCGAAAGTAGATCGGTGGCATTCGTCAATGATTATGACCAGCCTCTTAGATCTGATCTTTTTAAGATCTGCATCCTTCAATCCCTCCATATCCTCTGAAATATTACTGAGTTTTTGGATGGATGTAACAATAAGCGTATTATCATGATCATCGCTTTTTAACTTTGATATCAGAATATCTGTATTCTCCGTAGCTTGTACGCTCTCGGTTTCTGTTGCAAATGACCGGTACTCTTTGAGAGACTGGATACCCAGTTCTTTCCTGTCCACAAGGAATATAACTTTATCCGCATCATGGGAACTAGCAATCAACTGAGCAGATTTGAAACTTGTCATCGTCTTTCCGCTACCTGTTGTATGCCATACATGACCGCCCCGCTGTGTCTCCGGCGTGTCCTCTTTCCAGTTTCTCTTCGTCACCCGATCAGCGATACCGATTGCAGCATAATACTGATAACTTCTCATAACCTTAAGCAGATTATCATCTGTATCAGCAATCGTATAAAATCCGATCAGCATATGTGCCATAGGAATATTCAGAAGCCCTGCCGTAACCTTATCCCATTCATTGATTGGCACGTTGTCAAAGTCTGCCCAATGAAAAAAGAACGCCGGATTAAAAACACCATCCTCTCCAGGATTTGCGAAATATACAGCCTCTTCCGGCTCCATCGCAACAAATACCTGAATCAGAGAAAAAATACCCCGGAACACACCTTCATGCGAATACTTTATGATCTGGTTATACGCATCACTCACAGGAATATTGCTTCTCTTTAGTTCGATATGAATGACTGGCATACCGTTGATCAAGAGCATTAGATCCCCTCGTCTATCATTCAATATCGGAGACTTTGTGTTGAAATGTGGCTGCTGTACAATCTGGTATCTACTTTCGCCGTAGGCAATTTCCTGACGGTCATATATCTTCAGGCTGACTTCCTTTCCAAAGTGCAACTCATCATCCGGATTGTCTCTAATAATAGACACGCTCCGACCATTGATAAAGCTGTTCAGCTTCAATGGAGTACGCAAATTGATGATCTGCTCCATGATCTGCTGCATCTCGCCATCCGTCAACGGACATTCATTCAAGCAGTTTCTCTGCCTATTATTGTTGAACAGAATATCCGCCCAGTTTTTAAGCAGATCCGCCTCCGATGGATGACGGATTACTTCTGGTTCCCAGCCACGCTCTATCAAGACGCCTATGACGGCTTCTTCAAAATCTCTCTCTTTATCAAAAATCACGTCCGGCACCTCCTTCTACACAAACATTTTCTCCATGCACGCACTCTTTATATGCTTTATCTTCTCCAGCTCTTCCTTCTCAATCTCGATAAGCCGATCCATCTGACGGAAATATTCACCGATTTGCTGCTGTTCCTCTATTGTCGGTGCAATATAAGCACTCATTTCCAGGAATGCCTTCGGCTTCAATGTCCTGAGCTTCTTGACTGTGCCCTCCATACTCCGTGATATTTCCTTGATGAAGCGCGGATGTCTTACGATACACTCCATAAAGCTCGAATCCTGCTCTGTGTAAAAGATCTTGTATATCGGAGATACACATCCCTTGCCCAAAGCATTTCTATGGATTGCTCCATAAATTACATTCGCTGGATTATAGATGATGTCATCATATTCCGTCTGCAGATACTTCTTGTTCGCCTTGTCGATGATCAGGAAATCACGCTTATTTGTCTTCTTATCTTCCGGCCGGATTACGCCTTCTTCAATCGTAAATGCCAGCTGCGGGTACTCATCGGATATCGTATCAATGATATGTCGCTCCGTGAATATCTCAGAAAACTGGCAGAGTTTCCATGGCTTCTTATACTGTCTGAATCTGACAGCCGGAGTATCCGCTCCATCCTGTGGAAACATTCTCTCAACCATTGCTTTGCGCATACAGATAAGCCTATCAACCTCATTTTGTTGAAGGTCAATCAACAAATCAAGCTGAGAAAAATAATCTCCAATTTTTCCCTGCTCCACCCCAGACATTGGAATATACATATCTGAATCTTGGAGAGCATGCTTAGAAATAGATTTAACTTTTGTTCCTTGTATCAACGGGAGCAATGGCCTATGATATGCCTCTGAGTTCATATAATACCCAAGAAATTTTGAGGCATATTTATCCTTCGGTCTGCACGGAATTGTATGCAATCCGGCTAATACCCTCTCAGTTCCACAAGAAATGACTTCAACACATTTCCCAACCATATAATCTTCGGCTGTATCAGCAATAACAACATCACCGTCTATTAGGAATGAATTTCCATATTTCGCAACAGAATCTTCGTCAATTATATAAGGCAATGTCTCCTTAGATACATCGATATATTCTCCAAATTTGATGAGGACATCTCCATAATGGATATTTTTTATTTCACCACTCTCATAGTTCAAAGCCGACCTCGGCAGCGCATTATTCTGTAGATAGTCAAATACGGCATGGAACTTTTTGTGTTTCCACTCTTCCTTAAAACCCGGCATTCTGATTTCTGGGATATTATCCTTCTTCATCCTTCTCTTCCTCCCAAAATCAATTTAAATTCTTTCAGCCCTTCCATATCAGAACTGTCTGCAGTCAATTCACCCACCATACCACCAAGGGTCCTTCTGACAGAAACTTTTTCCTCTTGAATATCATGCATTGTCGTTGCATATTTTTGTGCAAGATATGAAATCTTTGATGTGACATCATAAATAACCGATGATGAAATATCGTCCAAATCTCTTACCAAAGATGCAATCCACTTCTGCTCTACAATTTGCAGAGCCTCATCTTCGGAGAGACCTTCGATAACCTTTTTTGTCTTGATATGAAGCGCTTCCTTCTTCTGCTTCACACTCCTCCTGGCCGCACTTTCTTCATCTGATAATCGCAAGGCAGATAACAGCTTCCTTTCATATGAATCCTCTAGAAACTCGTACTCCATCTTCAGTTGCTGTATTCGGTTTGTTAACGACGGCTTCTTGCAAGATCCATCCTTGTTCTTTTCGATCACATCCCAGTCCACATCTGTGCAGGTCTTGATAAATGCCAATTGCTCTTTTTTCGGCATGGTCATATACTTGTTTAGAGCATTAATCTCCTCACTCTCCACATCCTGCAATATTTCATCACAGGCTGCTTTCAGTTCCTTGGAAACAAACGCATCATTACTGTCATTTAAGAAACTGCCCTGTTTTTCATCCTCATCGAGAGAATCAATAATCTCCGTATACTCCCCGGCAATCTCTAACAAGCGTTCTTCCAGAACCCGTATTGCTTCAACCTCATTTGGCATGAGCATTTCTTGTACAAGTTCAAATGGTAAGATATGCCCCTTCCATCCATCCTGTACTTCCGTCACTTCATCATCGTCATCATTTTTGTTGTTTTTCTTGATGACCATATTCGGGTCTACCTGAGTAATTACAGGGAAGCCTTCTGTCTGAATCATCTCTATATCCGCAGAGATAATATCCCAATATTTCGCAAACACCTGATAGGCAACATATCGATCCGCCAACTTAACCCGATCAATCCTGCCAAAAATATCCTCAGTAATCTTTTCTTTCTCCTGTTCAGCTGAAACATCCAGTATGCCGTCGATTAAGTCTTCCTTAAGCGTCTCATAAAAGCCGTCGAATGCTTTTGTAAATGTAACTCTGTATGCTTCAACTGTCTCAAAAGAATCTATTGTACCCTTGATATCCTTTATCCTCGGCTGAAGATATCCCGTTGACACCTCTTTAAACAATGCATCTCTAAGTCCTAGAAACGCCTCCCAGTATTTCTCAAATGCATCGACCTCACTTACCGGAATGCCGCCAAACATCGTTGCGCGGATATCCCATTTCTCCGGATCATCCGTAGAATCAACATACCTGGTGATATTTAGGTTATACTCATTTTCCTGTACAGTTTCTTTTGAAACCAATACGGAATATTTATCAATCTCCGTTCTGTATTTTACGGTATCTACTATCTTCTTAATATCAGAAGCCCTAAGCTTGTTATTCTTCCCAGATTTTTCAAAACCCTTGGACGCATCAATGATAAGAATGTCCGAACTCGGTCTATTTTTCTTCAAGACCATAATGATTGTCGCAATATTGGTTCCAAAAAATATGTTCTCCGGTAATCCGATAATTGCATCAATACGGTTTTTCTCGATCAGGTTCTCGCGGATTTTTGCCTCTTCACCGCCACGAAAAAGCACGCCATGAGGAAGGACGATGGTCATGATACCGTCATCTTCAAGATGATAGAGATCATGGAGCAAGAATGCAAAATCAGCCTTGGCCTTTGGCGCAACGCCGAAATCCTTATACCTTGGATCGAACTCTTTGTCCTTCGGATCCCACTTCTGGGAATAAGGCGGATTGCTGACCACGGCATCCACCCTCACAAGCTTATAAGTAGTCTCTTTCTTGTTCTCTTCAAAGAAAGGCCAGTCGTCCTCCAGTGTATCTCCGTTTCTCACATTGATATTGGCAGGCTTGATTCCTCTCATGACCAAATTCATCCTGGTCAGATTAAATGTATTCTCTTTCAGTTCCTGCGCGTAATAATCAATCTTTCCATCACCGCTTATATATTTTGCAGCCGATCTGCCGATGTTTATTAATAGCGACCCAGAACCAGATGTAGGATCATATATTTTGATCTGCTTTCTATCTTTAAGGTGCTCTGCCACGATCTCAGACATCAGCACAGATACCTCATGCGGTGTATAGAACTCTCCCGCTTTCTTTCCAGCATTTGCGGCAAAATTGCTAATCAGATACTCATAGATAAAGCCAAGAACATCGTAATCCTGCTTGCCGTCCATCGGAATCTTCTTGATCAGCTTCAGGAGCTTCTTCACCGCCTTTGTCTGCGAGCCGGAGGTCTCTCCCAACTTCGACAAACCAGTCTGAAGAGTATTGAAGATTTTCTCAAATACCTTCTTGTAAACCTCATCGATATTTTGATCGAAGTCGGACAGTGCATCCCTGACATCCTTCACATCAAAATCATTTCCCTTTGCCAACCATGTTGAGAACAGATTGTTATAGGCAATAAAATACCCAAGTGTCTCCCGCACGTGTTTCGCATACTTGACGTCCTTTTCGTCAACCTTCTTGATTTCATCTTCACTGAGCTTTTCCTTTTGAAATAGATCCAGCTCACGCTCCGACAAATATTTGTAGAAGATGAAGCCAAGGATGAAATCCTTATACTCATTAGCCTCTATCTTTGACCGCATCTGATTAGCCGATTCCCAAATCGTTGATGCAAGTTGATGTTTATTCATTATGTTTTCCTCCTGCAGTGCCTATATTTTATAAGCATTATTTATCGGCAGCTCTCCCACTACGTGCCCATTCCTCAAGTTCTGAATACTTAAATTTCCACGCTTTGCCAATCTTCATTCTTGGAATATCTTTGCCCTTACGAATCCAGTCGCGAATTGTGGCGGGCTTAACCCCCAGGAATTCTGCTGCTTCTTTTGTACCTACCCAGTTTTCTTCTTTTACATTCACAGTCATAGTCTCCTCGCTCCTATAAGGCACAATTGTCCATATTCAATTGTACCTTAGCTGTTGTCATTTTTCAATGGTTTATAATATTTTATATCTGTTTGCGTGGTTAAATTTCAAAGCACAGTTTTCTTGTTTCATACCTTGATTTCCCAGTAGTCAGAGTCACTTTCACAGACTTCAAAAATGAATTCCAGCAGATGCTCCTCAAAGACCAGATCGAACTTTTTCTGCTCGGTAAGCTTCCCACCTCCATCGTAATTCGCTGTCTAACCGTCTCATCATCAATTTATTTTATTAAATCTTGTAGTAATGCCACAGTTATTTACCTCGTTCTTTCGTTTATGTTTATGTTTTTGCTTTTATATTGTAGCTTATACCGCATTTTTCATAAAAGGAGATAATTTCCTCTGCCCATTATAAAAATGCTTATTCTCCTTGTGAAGACTGTTGCAGAGAAGCCACCAGTCACTCTCCCATTGCAATTGCGTATTTATCAATCTTTTCTATCAGTAAATTGAATAATTTACCGCTATCTGTTACGAAAAGTATATCTTGAAAAAACAAATTCTTCAATCTTAGTAATTATCCCATCCATCCTTATCTTTAGATTAGATAAGATAGGTATACTTTTAATAAGTCTTAATACCCTCAGTATCATTACATTGTCCTTTAGACACTCCAAGGCAGCCAAAAAAGGACATCCCCTGACCTGTAAAATCTACAGTTCTGGAATGTCCTTTTTCCCGTACTTTACTATATTTTTAACACACGATGCTACTTATCCACAATCTATATGATTCCAAAATGACTAAATGCCTGCATAATTGCATCTTCCTTCTCCGGTGTACACTGTGGCTGTCTCGCATTCTCTGATTTAGCCGGATTGAAGTTCTCACCGACATCCAGTCCACACTTCTTCTTAATCTGTGCGATATACAGTGATGAAACCTTAAGTCCTGTCTCCTCCAGTACATATTCCTTTATCTGCTCATAAGTTGCTTTTCCCTTGAATTCAGATAAATCCATATCCTCCAGGGAGAAGTCCACCTTCACTTTTCTGCTGTCGACCATTCCCTTGGAAAGTAAGACAACTGTCTCCACATGTGTCGATAGGGTAATTGAGATGCACTTTCCAGAGTTTTCACTGTACTCTGGGAATGAAAAATGTTGCAATCCTCTGTAACAAGGCTGCAAAAAATTGACATGATGCACTCTCTTATGTCCCTGCATAGAAAAAGATTGCATTGTATTTTAGATGTAAGCCAGATCAGCTTACGATTGACTCTGCTCTTTCTCTATGGTCCACTACTCATCCCTTGATGATAATTTCTAAGATATTGTACCATAGATTGTTTATTTGGGAAATTACTTCCCGATAAAAATGGGCAGAAGAAAACCTCCAAATCTTTTTGGGGACTTGGAGGCTTGATTCCGACCACTTACTTTTATCATCTATAATTTGAAAAATGATAGATATTTGTTTTTTGCAATATATTGCGCCAATTCATAATATCCTTCAAAATACGAAGAACATATACTGTCTGATTCTCGTCACTTATGATATAAAACAATAAATATGACTGATATATCTTTTTATGTATTATATATCCTCTGTACTTTATCCCTGAATCAGCAAATTTTAAAGGGAAGTCACCCATGTTATTGACTTCCCTATTTAAATTCGTATATAACTTATTTGCAGCATCTGGATTACATAAATCAACGTGAATATACTTAACCAAATTGAATACATCATCCGTTGCTTCATCTGTGATTAGTACTCTATAACTCATTTTTCATCCTATCTCTGATAATCTGAAATGCATCATCAACGGTATGAAGCCGCCCTGCTTCCATATCATCAATTCCTTTATCGAGATAAGAAAATAATGTTTCCAGTGCTGTTCTATCTTCTACAACATTCATATCCTTTACTACAGCTTCCATGTAAAACATCTCCTTTCCTTTAACCTCAACTCTATTATAACCATCTTTCATGTAAAAGTATAGGTCATTCGTAAAATATTTTTCTGTTCTTTCAACTCATCAAGGCTTATTGCCATACCTAGTTATTAAGTTACAACCATCCTTGTGATATTCATATACCTCCATTTCTCCATCAATATAAATTGCATCTTCTGGATTAAAAAGAGTAATGCATTTTCCCTGCAATCCAATTAATGCCATTCTTGTACTCCGATAAGCTACACCACCAAATCCCTGTGAAATAAGATACCTGCTGAATGCCCTAAATGGAATATACGCTTCCAAATTTGGATCATCCTCTTTATCAACAGCATAAAATATCGAATCACATATATTTCCTATTAAAATTTTTGAAAGCTGTAATTGCACTTTGTCATGAATTTCTCTATCTAATCCGGCTTGCTTTTGCAGCCTATCCAATTCTTTATTAAATGCTTCTTTATTTCCATTTTGTGCATAAGCCTTCATTCTGTTATACAACTTAGAATTCTCTTGAACCGTCTGTAATATACGGTCTTTATAGTTTTCCTCTGATGTTCCTAACTCTTGAAGCTGTTCCTCATAATCAATTCCATCATATGATAAATCTAATATTTTCACTCGTTTGTGAATAGCTTTAAATTTACAAACAGAGAGCTGTTCCCCCTCTTTTCCTCTTAATTCTTCAAAACATGTTTTCTTTGCTTGTTTTATACCTTGACATTCCTTATTTTCATTATCGTATGACAAATAAAGATATGCTACTCCGTCATCATTCCACCGATTATCATGACAATATGCGGGATCAGGCATTATATATTTGTAATTATCAAATACCTGATATCTACTGGCTCTATACAAATTATGAAACTCTTGTAACCGTTTTACTAGAAAATCTGGAAATGTCTTTATTGTTTCATTAAAAAAATCTTCAAATATTTTTTGGAAACTAACTTCATTTTTTACAACACTTTTTCCTTCTGGAAGTTTTTTCCATAACTGCAATATAGATTCCTGCACCTGTTTCCAATATGCTTTCGAATACTCTTGCATAAAATCAAATCTGCCTGTTCTCAAATATAATTTTTGCAGATTATTTAATAATATATCCGTGTATCTGCTGTATAAATCTTTTTCATACTCTTCCCATTCTTCATCCCCCGATGTATATCCTATTAATTCATCCCAAAACTTTATTGCATCATTAAACCGCCATAACGTCTGATATATCAATTCCAAACGTTGTACATCTGTTTCTTTGTTTAAGACCTCTAAAACAGCCGTTACAACATTACCTTTAAATCTTTTCTTTAACTTATTTTCCTCTATTATTAAATATAGCTGATTAAACATCTTTCCCCTTTGTTTCATTCATAGTATATTTTTCATTATAATCTATTTCTTAAAATAATATCTATCTGTTGTGTACGGAATAAGTTCTAAAATATCACTTGCCGGAACTGCTTTATCAGTATTTCCATCAAAATGAATTTCATAATCATAATTCCAAAAATATCTTCCCGCAAAATATGCAACAAATTGATATATAATAGTGTCTTGATTGTAGGACTTTATATTGGAAAATGGTATCTTGAATTTAACTAAAAACGCTTTTCCATTCTCCCTTAAGCACTCATACAATTTGGGATAATTTTGTTTTAACGCATCCCTTGCCAGCTCTCCGCCAATATTTTCACAAAACTGTTCATACCCAGCATACATATCCTCACTTAAAAGACCTCTGTCTGAATAAAAACATAGTTGTGGTTCCCTGCCCTGTGCAGGATATTTCCAATCATACTTGCACTTTATGATTTCAACAATATGAACTATATCTTTTTCTTCTACATGGAGAACTTGCAAGGTATGAACCATATTTTTACTATAGGTATTCCACTCATTCGTTGTAAGACCATTAGAACGGATCACGTTCTCATCAATCGTTTTTGTTGAATGATAGCAAACCATCTCATATTGCTTAAATAAAGAATTCAGTTCTTGATAAAAGTAGTATGCAGAACTTGGTCCTATATAATTTTCTATTGCACATATCACATCCCGATCATATTGTATTTTATATGCTTTGATCGCAGAAATATTTCTTTCCGACATTGCTATGAACCGGCTTAAAATCTTCTGTTCTATTTCTATCGGAATTTTGATTTTATCTGATACATCAATCAGCATTCATCCAGTTTCCTTTCTGCTAATAAAAAACATTCCAAAATCTACAGATATCTTACATATACTACTATGTTCTATCTCTCGTAGAAATGGAATGCATTTTTCTAGTCTCATTGTAATACTAGTTTATATGCCGAAACTTGTCAATGTCATTTTATAACTGCATATTCTGTAACGATTGCAGCATTGCCGGTTCATCCTGCTCTGGCACATGCTCTAAACTTTTCGCTGCTTCCTGCACTTTTGCCATATACCGGATTTTAATGCTGCTGTAATCAACCCCTGCTGGTTCCAGCACTTTTTTCTCTAACACGTTTAACATCGCTTCGGTGTCAAATTTTCCCTCAAAATAAAGTTCCTCATCCACCTTTATCGGTACATCCATTTCTTCCGGTGAACTGCCAAGGATCGTCCTCCAGCGTCCGGCTACTTTTCCACACATTTCCATAAAACGCTCATGGATATCCGGCTGTTCATTATAGGTCTGCAAAATTCTTTGTGCCACCTTTCTCCATGTAGGTGTTTCTATCCATTCTCCCCGCGCGAACTGGACTGCCAGCGGTTTTTTCCCTTTCAGTTCTGCCGGGGACACTGTGATAAGACTGCTTTCCCGGATTGTATCTTTCATATTTGTCCGCAACTCCCCACTCTGGTGCATCTGGAGCAGTGCATCACATTTCGTATTTACAAGCTGTAACATTTCCTCCCTCAGTTCTTCTATCAGTTGCTCATAATTCATACGCTTTTCTCCTCCTGTCGCACACTTACTTCATGTACTTTTTTATATCCACTTTCTTTTACTCATTTTCCGTTATATGCTTTCTGCTCCTGCTGTCCTTTCCTATTTTTATGCCAACAATAAAACGCCCGGATCATCGGGCATTTTATTCTTACCATAAACTGGCAGGAACAACGTTTCCTATTTACTTGCTGCCATTCCTGCCGCAGCCTTACTCATATCGAATCTCCTGTTCCATGACTATGCCTGACTGGAACTGTATCAGCAGTTTCTCGCTGGATTCCACTTTGATGGTGGAGATCAGCCGTCTCACAAGGTCATTGTCGAACTCCGGTATCTGGCAGGTGCTTGTGCTTAAGTAATGGTCGATATCTTGGATTCTCTGTTCATAACTGTCAGCCATCCGTTTCTCGTTTCTGGCTGTTTTCTGTGCCTCTTTTAAGGCATTGATTTCTTCTGCTATGATTCGGTAGCGTTCATCAAACTCCGGTGTGTAGGAACCGGTCTTTGCATTCTCTGCAATCAGTGCCACCATCTCTTCCTGTTTTTCTTTTATCTTTTCCTCGTATTCCCCGGACTCTTTTGCGGTGCCATAGCTCCCGATGACATGGATGATGTTCTGCCGGAAGTGTTCCATAAATTCCATATCATCACTTGTGATCCTGTGGATGGCTTCCATCACCGCCCTGTTTAATGCGTTCTCTTCGAGTGTCTCGGATTCCCCGCATTTCTTCACTCCGTTGGTCAGCCGGTTGCTGCATCTCCAGACCACTTTCTTTTTCCCGTTTCTCGCCCAGGTGACTCTCCTGTACTCCTGTCCGCATTTTCCGCAGATCAGCATGCCGGTCAGTGCATAGGTGGAGGAATACCTGCTTTTCTGGTTCTT